GGAAGCGGGGATCGTGCCCATCACGTAGCCGTACCGGTCCATCGAGACCTCGGTCATCCCGAGGGCCTCCATCTCGTCGCGCAGGGCCGCCAGGAGGACCTTCTGCTTCTCGGTCGAGGGGAATGTCGTGCTGTTTTCGTCCGACTGCGTGTCGAACGATACGTATTTCAGAAAGCGTTCTTTCAAGTCCATGATTTTGAGATTTATGCATACGCTGTTTTCGCTTCGGCCGGCTGTTCCCGCCGCCTTCGGCGCCGATTGAAAGTCTGACCCACCCCCAAACCCCCGCCTCGGCGGGGGTTTGTCGCGGCGCGACCGGATTGCAATCGGAGAAAATACTGTTTCTTTAGTCTTCTTTCCTGGCTTTTATCGTGTGCCAGGCCATGTAGCCGATCAGCTTGCCTACGCTCTTGCGCATTCGGCGCGACGATCGAGGTGCGTGCCGGTTCTTGCTGGCGAGGACACCGAAGACGAGATCGGCGAGCCAGAACAGGAACACTATGGCGATGACCTCCTTGCATGGTGCGAAATAGGCTGCGGCCACCAGGGCCGACTTGATCGCATACTGGCCGAGATACTGCATAGCTCCTTCCATGACTACTTACCCGAATAGATGGCTCCGATGTACTTGTTACGCAGGGGCAGGGCCGAGAAACGCTGCTGGTAGCCCAGGATGTCGCCGCGGGCCTCGGGGTCCTTCTCGCGGTGGAAGACATCGACCGTACCCGTCGCACGCATCACCTCGGTCCGAATCCAGGCGATCGACGCCATCGCGCTGTTCTCGCCTTTGGCCGAACCGAAGGCCTGCTTCTTGCCTGTCTCGGTGTCGAAGTACGGCAGATGCGGGTAGCTGAAGACCTTGAAATTGCCGATCTTCCCGTCGCGCATGTACTCCTTGTACAGCTTGCGGTTCTCGGACTTCAGGTCGGCTTCGTGCTCCGTAGTCAGGACCAGACACAGCTGCGTCATGTCGACCTCCATTGCCTTGAACTTCGCCTCGAGCAGATCGAGGTCGTCGAACGTCAGGCGACGACGACCGTTGACCACTTCGCCAGTCGTCACCAGGACGGGCGTGAACTCGCCGTCCTGCAGCGGGCACCAGTTGTAGGCGGCCAGTGCCCGACGCTTGCGCGTGAGGGCGTTCACATGACCGCGCGTCACACTCAGCATCTTGTCGTAGGCGGCCTGCATCTGCTCGATGTTACGCACCACGGTGTTCTTCGTGTCAAGGGTGTGCAGCAGGATGTCCTTCGGCACGTCCTCGCGCTGTACGATACCGACCGGATAGGTGTCGTTGTCGATGAATACCTCCGGCTCGACACCTGCCTCGGCCAGGTGCAGCGTGTTGTTGTCGACCAGGGCGCTGAGGTCTTCGGATTCGTTCAGGAAGTCACCCTCCTGGATGGGCTGCTCTTTGATGATGTCAGTCCACAGTTCTTTTTCGATAGGCATATCTGTCTGATTTTGATTAGTTGTGCTTTTTTCGGATGGTTTCGAAAGCCTCGGGGTTCTCGGCTTTGATCTTCGCAAGGCCTTCGGGGTCCTCCTTCAGCCAGTGCAGGTGCGTCCAGTTCTGACGATCGGTCGGGATCACGTTCCCGGCGATCTTGGAGACGGCGGCCGCCAGCGAGACCTTCTCGGGGATGGCCTTCAGGGTTTCCGACACCAGGTCGTAATCCTTCATGGCAAGTTCGACGTACTTTTCACGGGCGGGGGCTCCGATCTTGCCCTGCTCGACGGCCAGGTTGACCAGCTCCTCGGCGCGTTTCTTACGGGCCGCGTCGATCTCCGTCTGCAGGGCATCGGCAGTCTCCTTGTGTTTGTTGCGATCCGCGGCCAACTGCACGATGGCCTTGCTCATCGCCGTAGCGTCCGCGTCCTGATTGATGCCGAGAGCGGCGTATGCCTCGGCGGAAAGGGTGATTTTTTCCATTGTTTTGATATTAGGGATTTGACCCTGCGGCGAACCCTCCGCGCAGAGTTTCACGATGTTGTCGACATGAAGGCGCACATCGCCATCATCGACCAGGTGGCCGTCGCCCGTGTAGATTTTGAGCGTCACGGCCCCGGCATTCGACGGCACGGAGGTTACGGAACCCTCGAACAGCTCCCACTCGGTGACATAGAGGTCCTCACCGCCTGCCGGATTCGTGCGGTACTCGGCCCGCAGGATGATGATGCCGGGCGATGCTCCGCGCAGGAACCCGCGCTCGACCTGGCCCTTGCGTTCCGCTCCCAGGGTGATCCCGTCGTCGAAGACGGGATCGGCAACAAGCAGTGCCCCCTCGACATGCAGGTTGTCCCAGCGACCGATCAGACGGTTGAGATCGTGATTGTCGAGCATCGGGGAATACTCCTGGAAGCGTTCGAACTTGCCGCCGCCGTTAAGCAGAAAGAACCCGTGCGAGTTCTTTTTCGTTTCGTCGTTAAAAATGAATTTCGGTAAAGCCATGCGCCTCGTTTTTTGATGCAAACATAGGCCTCAGAATCCGGAGCAACAAAAAGATTGTCAAGGTATTAAACTATTTTTCGCATTCGCGTTTCGGAATGCCATCTTTGCACAAAAAAGAGGTCTATGACAACTCCAAAGCACAAATTATACACAGCGGCTTACAACTGTTTTGTCGAGCAGGGAATGACCTGCGCGGGTATCTCCGATATGCTCGGTATCCGTGAGGCCACGCTGTCCGAATGGCGGCGAGGCATGAAGTGGGACGAAAAGCGCAAGGCGATGCTGGCGGCCCCCGGAAAAATCCGCGAACTGCTGTTGGACGAAATGCAGAACGTAGCCGACGGCAACCCTGCACGTATTGACACGGACGGTCTGTCGAAAATCGCAAAGGCGCTGCAATACTTCGACGGAAAGGTCCCGCTGTCGGTGGTGATCACCGTCCTGAAAGAGGTCGACAACTTCATCGCTGAGGTGGCTCCGCAGGAGATCGCCCGACAGACGGAGTTGCATCGCATGTTCATTCAACACCGGGCACAGGTCGATTCCTTAAAAAAGTAGCGGCATATGGCAGACATCGACAAGAAATTTCAGAAGCTCCTCGACAACTACGAGGAGCACTGCCGACGCATAGCGAAGGCCTCGGTCGTAAACATTCACGAGCCATTGGCGGATAAGATCGCCCGCGTGAAACGCCTCGAAAGGGATTATGTCACCTGGTTCGAGTACTATTTCCCGAACTATGCGAAAGTGCCCTGTGCGTGGTTCCATCGCACGGGTGCGCAGGAGATCATCGACCACGACGTGATCATGGCCATGTGGATCATCTACCGATCCGGGGCGAAGTCCGTACATATCGACATGGGTATTCCGCTGTACCTGATGTACACGGGCCGCATGCGCTACATGCTGCTGATCGGCGAAACGGAGGACAAGGCGCATAAACTGCTCTCGGCATGCCAGGCGCAGTTGGTGTTCAACAAGCGCCTGATTAACGACTACGGGAGCCGCTACAAGCAGGGCGACTGGTCGTCCGGGGAGTTTCTGACCTCGGACGGTGTGCGCTTCACCTCCCTGGGTTTCGGCCAGGACCCGCGCGGCGTCCGCGAGGAGGAGCAGCGACCCGACTACATCGCCGTGGATGATGTCGATACACGCCGCCATGTCAACAACGACCGTCTGATGCGCGAGGCCGTCGAGTGGATCTTCGAGGACCTGATGGGATGCTTCGACGAGGCCGACGGATCGACCCGGCGGTTCGTGTATGCCAACAACAACTTTCATAAGAACAGCATCACGAACCGCCTCAAAAAGCAGCTGAAGGTGCTGGCCGAGAAATCCCGCCAGGATGGAGAGCAGCCGATCCAGTACGTCCTGACGGTCCCCGCGGTGAAGGACCTGACGACCTTCGAACCGAACTGGCCCGAAAAGACCTCGGCGGAGTACTGGCGCAAAAAGTACCGCAGCATCCCCTCGCGGTCGTTCATGCGCGAGTATATGCACGTCCACGTGGAGGACGGCAAGGTGTTCAAGGCCGAGGACATCCAATGGAAGAAGATGCTGCCGCTGAACGAATACGATGCGCTGGTCTTCTACGGAGACCTCTCCTACAAGGCCCAGGCATGCCATAAAGGGATGATCCTCGTCGGCAAGAAAGACCGCGAGTTTCATTTCATCTACTGCTTCCTGCGCCAGCAGTCCCGCACGGTCCTGGCAAAATGGCTCTATGACTTGTCCGAACCCACCGAGCTGCGCCCCTGCCGCAAGGTCCGCTATTGGATCGAGGGTCTGTTCTCGATGGACGAGTTCGTCAACGACTTCGATGCCGAGGGCGA